TCTCTTGTGGCTTCAGCAAGTGAAATTGCTTCATCGGTTCCGAGTAATGATCGCAAGAAGTCCGTGTATTGTGTGTCTTGTTCTATTATTTCCCGTTCAAAAAGTATATCGCCTCTAAGTTCGTTGCCTTCCACCTTTATCGCACGCCAACCTTCACCACCTTCTTTATTCAGGACGTCTTCTAGTGGGTAGGCTTCAATGTAAATATCTTTTTTATATTCGTACCGTTTACTCACTGGGGTTCTCCCGCCAGAATTGAGCGCAATTGATCCTGCCAATCAAACAGTCCTTCAGCTACATCTAAGGCAGGCAGTCCTTCCCCAAAAATACCGCGTTGAATGCAAAATTCCTCAAGCTCTAATTTTATCTGGTGGCTTATTGCTTCTTCCAGTGTCAGGAAACCTTTCCCGTCAGTGGCCTCAAAAGACGTAACCTTCTTAACTGTTCGCTCACTCACTGTCTTGCTCCCTTACCTTAACGCAAAATGCTTTAGCTACGAACCTAATCCATCCACCGTCACTCACCTTTGGAACCGCCCTCGCAGCGACTTCACACAGCTCCTTTGTTTCCATTTCTATGGTTTTAACATCAGCACCGCCTTCTGGAGCGCCGACCAAAAATATTACTAAAATCCACTTCATTCTCTCTCTCCTTTGTGTTTCAGGCATAGCTCTACATCTCTTCGCCCATTAATTTCTTCAGTGAAGGTTCTCGCCAGTCTGTATCGTCGTCGTTGCACTTTCCCATGTTGCAGCTTGCACAAAGAACTTGCAGGTTGCTTAGTTTTAATTCGAGGTCGGGTCTGTGCTTTCTAGGTTTTATATGGTCTACATTAAGGACTGCGCCGTAGTGTTTAGAAGCTCCGCACAATTCACATTTACCGTTATTAAACTTCAAAGCTTTGTAACGTAATTTCTTCCAGGACATGCTTCTGTAAAAGTTATCACGGTATTTAGGCGAACCCTTTTTTGCCTTGTGCTTCTTCTTTTTTTTAGGAGGCGCACTAGCTTTACGCGCACAAAGGCTGCATATTTTTCTTGATCCGTTTGCGCTCATTGAACTCACATTTAGATCCACACCACTATTTTCTACATTGCACCATGATTTTCCTTCAGGGCTTAAAATGTGTTGTTTACCTAGTTTCCTACTGTTCCATATATACATCTGTAAGTTCCTAAAAACCTTTATCTTGTATGTCGTTGGTCATAGCTCTACCAACCAAGCTTATTAGAGCAAGGGGTAGAGCTTACCGGGCCATCTAAAAACCTTTAGAGCTTTGTAGTGGTCTTACGGTCAGCGTGATTAACGACACTCACGCCTCGAAGGTTCTTTCTTAGGGGCCATTCTCCCTATGCTAGCAAGACCATCCTTCTTTCGCTCTGGCCTGTTGACTGACGCTAGACACCACAGTAGTCAACTCATACACAAGAAATGCTGCGGTCAGCCAAATCTTGGGGTTTAGTCCTTGGGAAGTGTTTTGTCTGAAATAGACACCGCGCCCAGTAAGCGGTTCCAGTGGGTAGAAATGGGGAGCAGAAAGGACTGGGGCCTAACGTTCAAGAGCTATCTCTAGCTCCCCGTTACATATTGACCACATACGAGGTCAAAACGTGTTGCATGCATATAGTATTATTTAGTTAGTCTTCGTGCAAGTTAATTTTTGATGAACCTTTAATTACTAAATCTATCGCCCTTACTAGCTCATCTTTCAGCCATTCGGATGCATCATCAATAAAGTTATGGACGCCATCCGCATTGCTATCTATGACAATGCCACCAAACTTTAATGCCTTGTTGCAATCAGTCATGGTGATTAAAACACTATCTTTGCACGCTTCTATTTTAATGGTTGGTGTTAAGGATATGCTTTTCGTTGGTGATTTTTCTATTACGTAGTTGGTCATGTCTCATCCTTTTTCAATTTCCGAGCTAAAACGATTAACAACATTGCAAATCCGCACCCCAAGATAAAGCCAACACCTAACGCGGAAATAACCAGTAAATCACTCACCGTCTTTCTCCTCACGCTTCCACTTTGCCCGCAGCTCCTGCATCTTCTTTGCCGCGCCGGGTTCGTACTTCTCTAGGTCTTTCACCGTTTTGAACTCTTGAAATCCTGGGTTCTCACTCATATGTCACCTTTTAGGTTTGGGGTGAGGCGCTGGGGAAAACAACAACCTCACCCCTGTTGATGCCCTCGGGTCAGATGTTTGAGGGCAATCTATGAATATCTAAGCTAAAGCAATCATTTCTATCAGGTCGTCTCTGTCCATCGGTATGAAGTATTTCAGGATTGCATTAATCGCAGCATTGTACAGCGTGTCGAAATCCTCCTGCTTCATGCTCTTGAACGATATGCTTTCAGGGATAAACATTGCCCTGGTTGCGTGCGGAACCTCTATCCACTTGCCCCGCTGTAGTGTGGCCATTAACACAAACCTGAATTGTTCCACCGTGTCGTAGTCATCGCTATTGTCTACAACGATGTTCATCAAGGCAAAGAACTTTCGGTGATGCTGTGGATTGCGTGGCCGGTTGCCTTTAAGCTCCACCAGTGCGCCTAGCTTGGTCTTGTGGTGCCAATCCCCCGCCTCTGTGTCAGCAGGGGAAAAGCCTTCAAGTGTACGGCGGAATAACATTAATCACCTAAGCGCTGTATGTGTTCATCATAAGCAACCTCGACCTCATGGATTTGCTCGCCAGTTGCGGCAGCTTTTAACAGGTCGTTCTTGGCTATCTTAAACATTTCCGCGCACATTCCAGCATCAAATTCAGAGCTAAGGTCTTTAGTGAACTTCTCTATATAGAGCTGTATATCTTCACTGGTGAGCTTTGGGCCAGCCTCAAGGCGTTTCTTGTGCTTGTCCTTCTCTTCACGCAAGCCTTGAAATTCTTCAGGCCATTCACTGCGTAACTCTTTAATCAGCTTTTGGAACCCGTCACCAGCCAAGAAGCTTTCAAACGCTTCAATGGTTGCGGTCTGTGTCATCTTAAACGCTGCGGCTTTCATATCCTTGTGAACCGCTGTTTTCGTGCGCGATGTTTTCCTGTGGTCAATGTTGTCACGCTCTGGATCGTCGCCAGTTTCCAAGAGGAACAATTGCAGGAAGGCGTATTTCTTTGCGTATGAGAAAGCCTTGCCCGGCCCCTTGTCTTGTTGGTCAACACCATAGCCGAACATCTGCACTGAAATCTTGTCTTCAGGTTTATCAATGTTCACGAAGTCGATGTTTAAATCTACCTCGGTCCTGTTGCCGTCCTGTATATGCTTTGTCACCGTGGGGATAACAACGATACCGTTATCAATAAGGTGCGTTCTCACTGCCGCTGTAACGGCGTCATGGCTAACAAACGTGTACTGATTGTTGACCTTTTTATTCTCTTTTTGCACGTATGCGATAGCCTGCATAACTGCTGCAATCCGCTGGTGTATATTTAATTCGCTCATATCTCGCCCTTTATTTGTTCGTTCATAATTTGGTCAAATCGCTGCTTCTGAAACATCAGTTCCCGCACCGCCTGGGTTTGGCCTTTGCCTAAAAGATAACCCTCCAGCGCAATTATCTGCTGGTCAATGTCGTGCTTAAATCTTTCTAGCTCGGTCATTCTCGCTCCCTTTCCAGCATACGCTTAATCTTGTCTTGCAGCTCTTTAGGCATTGCGTCGAACTTCATGGTTCCAACTTCAGGCGATTGTACATCAACCCAGCTAAGCTCGTAATCCTCATAAAGGCGTGCAACGCCGCCGCCGTTGTAGCTCTCGCATAATCCTACAGACTCGAAAGATCCGAAGGCTTCTATAGTGATGAGCATTTCACACCCGAATATTGTTACCGGGTATTCTTCGATGATGATTGATTCTTGCTGCTGCATTTTCTCTCTCCTTGTTACTACTTAATATATGTACTTATATAAAGAAGTCAATAGGCATCAGCTTTATTTAAATAAACTTGACGTATATATATGTACAGCGTATAAAGAGGCATAAGGAGAGAACAATTGATTATAACCGTTGAGAAGATAGTGCGGAAAACGCACGCTATTGAAGCAGAGATGAAAATTCGAGATGTAACGCTAGAACAGTTTCTAGGTGACGCTAACGTTTCAACAACCAGTTGGTCAATGTGGCGACATGGTAAGGTATTACCCGGCCCTGCTAAGTGGTCGGACGTTCTGGAAGCATTCGAAAGGCTTAAACAATGGAACTGAGCAAAAACTTTACCCTTGCAGAAATGACCCGCAGCGATACAGCGGAACGTGAAGGCATAGACAACACGCCTGACAAGAAGGCAGAAGAATACCTTGAGCGCGTATGTAACGAGATTTTACAGCCCGTCAGAGAGCATTACGGTGTACCGATAACGCCTAGTAGCGGGTTTAGATGTGAGGCGCTTAACTCGGCTATAGGAGGCTCACCGAAAAGCCAGCACATGCTAGGCCAAGCTGTTGACTTCACCGTGCCAGGAATTGACATTGTAAATCTAGCGCGCTGGATTAGAGACAATGTTGAGTTTGACCAGCTCATACTCGAACAGCGTCAGCTCGGGAAAGCCTGGATACATTGCAGCATCTCAGAGAAGAACCGGAACGAGGTTTTAACTAAGACGCACAATCTTTATGCGAAGGGGTTGCCACATGTCTAAGTCATCAGTTGTCAGCGAGTTAAACAATCATGATAAAATGACGGTTGAACAAGCACTTGAAAAGGTCGGACGTGAAGGCATGAAAGATGTTCTGATAATTAGCTATGACAAGGACGGCGCATTAGCAATCACCAGCAGTCATATGGATAACTCATCAGCGGTTTTCATGTTGGAGGTTTCGAAGCGCAAGATTTTGGAAGGGTTAGATTTATGAAACAGTCCTCAGTTGACATGGGCGAAAAGCTAACCCGCATTGTAAAAGGCAGTGGTCCCATATGGCTTTCTGAATTAGCGCGCAAATGTAGGATCACTAAAGGGCAGGCTCAAAATCTGGTTGATGCACTGCCGCACGTCCATATTCCTAACCCCGGAAACTATAAATTCAGTGGGGATGGCCGCATGTATTTCAACTTTAAAGTTGAGTGGTCAAAGGAGCCTGTTTTTCCCGACGAAGAGATAGTTGGTATTATCCCGTTTCAAAAAGTGAGGTTGTCACTATGAGCAATTCAAAGTCATCAGATAGCACATGGCAGCCAATGGAAACAGCGCCCAAAGATGGGACGCATATTCTGATGTATTGCAAACCCGAATTCTCACAGGAATTTGAAGGGGTTCTTTTCAAAGAGCCATTCATGACTACTGGCGGGTGGGATTCCTTGGATGAAGCATGGACGCCGACAACGGCTACATGGCTTGGCCCGTTCCTGCTGCCTACGCACTGGATGCTTCCGCCAAACCCACCGGGCCCTAAATTATCAAAGCCGCAGAAACCGGAGGTTAATGATGTCGAGTTCTACTAGGTCCTCAGTTGTCATCAATAGATTGCCTCGCGTGGTCGAGCTTATGGCAATGCTCGAAAGCTACGAATATAGGCACTCAGCCACTTCTGGTATGGCAACCGCGATGATTTGCGGGCGCTATCAAGCAATCATTCAAAAAGCGGCAGAGAGAAGCCCTGAAGCAAGCAAGGTTATTGAGCATATGCTTGAACTTGTGCTGAAGGCTGAAGGAGTGATCGAATGAAACAGTCATCAGTTGACAAGAAATTCAAGGGTGTAATCCCCTATGATCCTGTTGAAGATGTTTATTACATCAACGCCATTGGATCGAATGAGGAAGAAGCCGAGCTTAATTTTCACGATACAATATGTGGTGAATACGAACTATTTAAGCGTCTGAAATTTGTGCCTGTAAAGATTGAGGTAATGATATGAAGTCTACAGTTGATAATACATCTATCGTGGAATGGGTAGACGAACTCTGCAAGGGACACGATGTTGAAAAACTCTCAGAACAGTTTGATATGACCGAAAGAGAAACTCGGGCACTGATTGGGATGGACACTCATTACCAAAACATGGGCTTTATGGGCACCAATGTTAAATGGCCAATGCTCGCGGCTTTAGATGTTTATTTGCAATATATGGAGCATGGAACATGAGCAAACAGTCATCAGTTGTCGTACTTGGCCGTGACACTCTCAAGCGTAATCCCTTTGCGATAGAGGTAGTTAGGAGCCACGCCAAGTTCGTCAGTGACTTCGCGCATAGACCAGCCTTGATGAATAAGCTTCTCAGCGCGCAGCAGGTCGGTAGCAGTGACCTTAACGGGAGCGCCGCCTTTTCTATCACCACGCATAGAACGTGCCTTGGCAGTCTGCCCCTTTTGCTTTTGCTTAAGGAACTCGCAGAACGTCGCACCATTAGCGCCAGGGTACAGGGTATCGCTAGCCACACAGTAAAGGTCTGCGCCCCGTTCATCCAACTGTTTGAATACCTCGCCTGTAAGCTTACCAAGGATACGCTCAAAGGCTACGACAAGAATGTTTTTGTCACCTAAACGGCAGGCGTTGATTGCATCAAGAATAGTATCAGGCTTTGATCTGAATATGTTGTCCTTCAGCACGCCAGCACCAACAAGCATTTGTTCCTGTTGATCGGCAGATGGGCCATAATTAAGAACCTGAATAAAACCTATTTTAAATCTTGAATTCAACTTGACAACTCCTACATATCTAGTACAGTAAATGTAATTGGTAACAAGAATTGTATCATAAAGGAAAGATAAAGCAATGGGCATCCTTACACTCAAGTTAGACAATGTTGCGGGGCCTTCTATACGAGAGGGCTGTGACGAGCTTTGCCGTGTTGCAACCCTGCTGGGGGTGAATACTGAATTAAATATTAACGGCATAACGACCACTGCGTATCCTGGAACAACAGGAAATGATTTGTTCGCTGGTTATAGCCATGCGGTTAAAGTTAAGTCCACTTGGGCAATGGCCCGTCCGGCCAACAAACGCCCCCTGGAGACTGAGCAATGAATAAAGCGGATCGCATAAAGCAGGTGAACACCTTCATACGTGTCATGGCCGATAATGGTCGCCGGTTTTTCTACAGCAAAAAGTTTGATCGCTACGGTCATTTTTTCCTTGGGTTTGATGGCCATCTTAGATGGCGTGATGAATATACCAATAAGGCAATTTATCTAACAGGCATGAACAATTGGCATAAGGGTTTCACCAACGGCGGAACGCTTCAAAGTATTGTCAAAATGTTCACCGACTACATTCGAAAGGGTAAGCCGGTGAATTTAAATTATTTCAGAAACTTTAAAGACTGGCGCGGTGATGTTTGGGGTTATGGCGAAGCTATGACGCCCGTTACTGAGGCCGCACAAGCCGCCTTTGGAAATCCTGCCAACTCACCCCTATCACCTGTCGAGGGAGAGACGTGATGGAAATCATAGCCATCACAATAGCAATATATCTTCTTGTGGGGTTTTGGTTGGTTCGCAAGACAGAGAGCCGAGGCAAGCGTGCTGATGCAAGTTTCGTTTTGCTTTGGGGTGTCCATTTCATTGACGAGTATTTTTTAAGGCCGAGAAAGTAACGGATAAATAACATGACGTACGTAATCAAACATAAGCCGACTGGCCTATTTTTAGGATCGGATGAAGATCACATTATCAGTGATGACGCTATGCAGTTCGAGCAAGAAGGTGATGCGAAAGAGCATATTTCTTTGCTTATCCAACATGGAGATTTTGAGGTTACTAACAACGATCCAGCACGAAAAAGCCACATCAAACTAGTTGCCAACAAACCCCCAAATGATGGGAGCATCAAATGATTAGCGAAAAAATGAAACTTGCCGCCGAGGATGAAGCCGCAAAGGAATTCGTTTCCCCCATAGCCGCGCCGATGCTGCGCGCTGGTATTGATGCGGCTTGGGATACGCTTGACCCTGAGGACGTTAAGACATGGCCTAAGAGCGAATACGCGCCTAGTGGTAATCCGTGGCTTATTTTGGTTGATGGTGGCTTTCATCCAATACTGGCAATGTTCACCGGCGACGATGGTTTTAGAAACGTGATTATGTGCAGTCACGCTTACTATGCCGATCCTGCTAATTTTTTCCCTAGTTTTGACAACAAACGCCCGAAGGATACAGACAATGGAAGCTAGGGATAAATTGACAGGACCGGAAAGCGAATACATTGAGCAGTGTTGTCACGAGTTATTTGACTCTCTGACTGAATGTTTTGGGGTGAGCTTTGATGGTGGTTATCGAGACAAGACTGGCAATGCGCTCTACAACGCAATCGCCGAGTTCTATTTAGCCAACAAACCCCCAAAAGATGAGAGCTAGAATGAATAAGTACGGCGCAAAGCCTATAACCATTGACGGCATTAGGTTTGCAAGTAGAGGCGAGGGCCGCAGGTATCGGGAGCTAAAGCTATTAGAGCGTGGCGGAGTTATTAGTAACCTGGAGCTACAGCCATCATTTAAGCTCTATTGTGGCGATGTCCCGGTTAAATACGAAAGTGGCAGACAAGCTGTATATAAAGCTGATTTCAAATACATGGATAAGGAAAGGGGAGAGATTATAGAAGACTTCAAGGGAATGGATACCTCAACATCAAAGCTAAAGCGCGCACTGGTAAAGGCGCACTACGGGGTAACTGTTCACATTGTGAAATAAATTAACCAGATTTAAGTTAACTAGAGAGAGGCGAGACGATGAGAGACTTTTTAATTAAACTGCTGGGCGGATATACAAAAGACGGCGAGTTTGACCGCACACTTAAGGCTGTACAGCACGCACAAACCGAACGAGACAAGGAATGGGGCGCTAAGACTGCCAAGCGTGAAAAGGAAGTCACCGCTTGTTTACTCGCACGAATTGAGAAGACAACAGGTATATTCCTTAGGCTGGCAAAGTGGAACCACAAACGCCAATACAGGTCTTCACATATTCACACTGAAGCCGCTCTATCAAAAGCTGAAGGTCTGGATCTTGAGGGCAGTATTGCAAGGAGTTAGAAAGACTATGCGGCCAAAAGCTCCCAAACACAAACGCATTAAGCCTAAAGGGGCAGCAGACCCCAACAAGGTAGAGCAGGCACACATTGACCGGGTTTTGTCTTATGGATGCCTAGTGTGCGGTAGGGAGGCTGTTCCACACCATATTATGCATATGAAGGGTAAAGCTAGAAGGAGGGATCACAGGTTTGTGGTTCCTCTTTGTCATATTGAACACCATATGGGTCGTTACGGCGTGCATTTACTCGGAGGTGAAGAGGCCTTCAGGAAGATGTATGATATTGATTTGGTGGCGTGGGCTGTGAATGCCTGGGAGGAATCTAATTAGCTTCTTCAATCGCCCTATTGTGCCGAGCCTGTTCTTTTCTGGTAAGCAGGGCGTTTCTCTTTGTTACTCTTGTGTTGATTTCACCTCGTATGGCGTGGATTATAACACCAATCAACCCTATGCATAATGAAATTATTAACCCGTATGCTGCGGCGTTTTCGTTAAGGTCTGCAAGTAGAGCCGAAAATAAGCTACCCGTCATCCCGATCCCGATTAATACGCTCTCTAGCTTCAGCCCTATCACGTCGCCACTCCTTGACTAGGCCTTTTATGCCGTATTGAATTAAAGATAGGACGCAGCCCGCCAAAATTACCGCCACCACATACAAAGGATACAAACCCCCGTATGTTCCTACTAGCATCACCTCTTGACCATCCACTGCAAGCTCCCAATAAGACGAGTATTTGTAGTATATTTAAAAACAATATCGATTGCTCATAGTTGGAATATATACTGTTAGTTGCACTAAGTATATTAAAACTAAACACTTCAATAGTATCTACTTTTGTAATTCTAGCTAAAAGGGAAACTATAGTGGCTAGGTTGACAGAGATAAACGCCGCCATAAGGAACGCTATGGACGTTCTACCCTTCTGTGAATACTTGCGAACCATCTTAAATGTGGCTAATTCCAAGAATGCAAGGAACGAATATATATAGGCGAATGTCATCTGCCAGAGGTTATACCCCTCCTTTAAACCGTATTCGCTGTATAGAGAATCGCCGTATTCTTGTCCCATGAAGTAACCGTATACATGGGCTGCACCCATATTAAACGCGCTGAACCCTGCAATGATAATCATGGTCATGTGCCATGTATTAGGCTTTTGGAGCGTTGGGCCGGGCAACCCAGCCATGCCGACACAGCACAGCACCAGTAAAGCGTGAGGTGCATATTGTGCTATGTCGAATAAGGTCATTTTTTCACAGTCTTCTTTTTTGTTGGTTTCTTCGGGGGCTTTCGAACTGTGCCGCCCCTTTTTCCGTCGCTAGACACGTTAGTCACCGTCCGGATCTGGGTCAATTGGTGGCCCTGGTGCTGTGCCGCCGTCTTCCAGATCGTCCTCAGGGTCGCTCATTGTAATGTCAAGCATAACTTACTCCTTTGTTATAGTAAATACTCGGAACAAAAACTACTTCTTCTCTAAACTTTCGCGGTAGAGAGCTTGCCAACGTTTAAGCATTGGGTCGGCTTGGTCAATATATTTCTGTATTGCTGCCATCCATGCCGCTAGCTCTAGATAGTATGTGTATTCGATTGCTACGTGATTCAAGGGTGCTCTTTCGCCAGATTCTACCTTTTCAATGATCGAATGAATATTTGCCTGCGTTATAATCTCAAACTCTGCAAACTCTCGCGGCGTTACTTCATCTGGTAGATTGCCAGGATTAGGAACCGTTTGAACTATTTTCGTCTGGGTTACAATTCGCTCTACAGGTGGCAGCTTGGATTTCCCGCACCCGCTTACGAGTAGCACGGTTGATAATACGAGCAAGAAGCTCAGGTTTCTTATTTGCAACATTCGCCCACCTCTTCCGATAACTGTTCAGCTTGTTCTGAAGGTCTGCAAGTTCTTTCCTGTCTTGCGCCCGTTCTACGTCCTGCTGTATCTTAAGCTTGTAGTCTTCTAACCTATCTAGCCTCAATTGATCTAGTGACGCGTTGGTGGCCTTTAAAACGCCTTCAACTGTTCGCGTGTTTTGCTCTGCGCGTTCGATCTTCTTAGCGCTATCAACCAACAAAGCATCATACGCCTTATCGGTCATATAGTACATGCCCCAACCAATAGCCGCAACTGCACCGATCACAAACATAATGCCGGTTTTACTCGAACCGAACATTGACGTTATGAATGAAAGGGCGGCCATCATTATTTATCACCTTTGTTCGTCGTGTGAGAATAGGCCATAGCGTGCAATAACATTGTTGGGAGCGTTGTAGTCAGGATTGGCGCTGCCTTTTCGCCCATAATGTATATAGCGAGTATCATTAAAGCAGTCACCACGCCGTACAACACAACGGCAAACCGCCGAGAGTTTTTATACTTATCGTCCATTAGAATGCTAATTGCAGCAGGTAAGCGCCAACGCCAGGGAGTATCCATTGCGGTAACATTTTAGGCCTGAACGGATAAGCTACCATTTCAAGGTTTTTCTTGATGGTCTTGATAGAGCCTTTAACCTTATGTTTCGCCTCGCCTACCTCTTTGAACCAGAAGAACAACGCAATGGCTACTGGAGAGAATATAAAGCTTAAGCCAAGCCCTATGATGATGTGGAATATTGTGCCTATTATAATCATTGTTCCGCCCCTGCTGATTGTGCTAGCTGCGTTGCTGTAACTGCATCGTTTAATGCTGCCGCAAAGTTTGCCGCTAGCTCGTTAAACTGCCGTGTGTCTTTAGGTGTATTAGCTGCCCGCAATAAGAAGTCTCTAAAGGCTTTGCTCTCGTATGCTCTGCCAGCTCCGCCAATGCCTGCAACCCCGATAAATGTTGATAGTGGGTCTACAATGGCCGCACCGCCTGTTGCAAACGGGATTAACTGTTGACCTGTAGGTGTGGTAGTTGCAGCCCTTTGTGCTTCTCTAGTGGCATCAAGGAGCTTAACAAAGCCGTCTAACCTCTTCCTGTCGTCACCTTTAAAGAAGGCCTTAATAGCTTTCTGTGTGTTTGGCTTCAGGAACTCGTTAGTAATTCTGTCAGGATTTAAATTAATAAACCCGCCAGCTTTATTTACTGCATCCCGAATAATAGCCGCCCTTGCTGCTGCGCGTCCTTCTTGCCCGGCATTACTAGCTAAACGTTCTAGCTCGCTTGTCTTGCCGCCTCTAAGAACTTGAGCCGCCACTTCAGGTGTGGTTTCACCCCTAGAAAGAACGTTACGCAATTCGCTGCGCTTGAACTTACTAAACTCTTCTGCAAACAACTCATTGGATTTAGTGAACTTAGCCGCTGCTTCTGGATCGTTTGCTTTAGCGAATGTCTGCAAGTCCTTGTCAATTGCCGCTTTGACTTTCCGCAGTGCTGAAGCGTCACGCTGAATTAAAACTGAGTGCTGGCCTCTGGATAGTTGTTCTATGTCGCTGATAACCTCACTACGAACACGGGTTAATAGTTCAAAGTCACCACCTAAAGCGCCATCAACAGAACGTAGCCTTTGCAAAAGGTCTTGCCTTGCTAGTGTCCCTAGGCCTTCTTCCCGTGCAATTTGCTGTGCAATTTCGCTGGTTGCGCTCTTTGTAGGAACATCACCAAACTGGTTTAAGCTATCAACAGCTTGCGTGCGTATTGTTGCGGCTCTGGCTTGGCTGGCTTTCTGTGTTTGTGAAAGACCTTCGATTATACGAGCTTCTAGCGGTGCGTCTGCGGTTGCTCCAAACTCCCGAAGAATGTCTTCAGTTGCAGTTACGCGTGCTTCTTGCTGTGCTGCCCTTGCTGGTCCTGTGCCTGCACCGAAAGGAACCTTTTCAGCGGTAGAGCGTGCGATCTTACCAATTGCAGTTTGTGGCTGGCGAATATCAGTAGTAAGAACCGGAACGCCGGCCTGTTCACCAGCTTCAACAATCTCTTGACCGCGCCTAGCTTGTGCTAGCTCTGGCGCTCTTCGTGCTGTACGGGCTGCGATTCTTGGGATAGCTGCTGCACGGGAAGGGGGAAACGCTGTTTCAGTGAAAGCAAGAGCCTCACGCCGCCCTTGTTCCGGTGTAGCGCCGGGTATTACGGAACCTAAAACATCACCCAATAGACTAGCGCCGCCTATAGTTGCCCCGCCGATAAGTTCACCAGCTTGTACACCTGTATTTAATAAAGCTTGCGCAATTGTATCTAGGCCAGCAGGTAAATTGCCTCTCCGAAGAAAGCTAGTTACAGCTCTAGCGTTTTCAGGGTCAAGACCAAATTCTTCACCTACAAACTTTCTGACCTCTTGGCCCGCAGCTTCAAAAGCTCCCTTGCGCTGCCGAAGCTGTGGCGCAGGTTCTCCCGGCTGCGTTAATGCTTCGGCGGGCGCTTCAATATCAGGTTGCGGGCCTGCAAGCCTTCGCTTTGCCTCCGCTTCCGTTATCAATCCCCGGCGCAGCGCCTCAAGTATGTCTTTTTGATCTGCCATTACTGGTTCAATCTCTTCAATAATTCTTCATCTGTAAGCTGCGAAAGGTCTGTAGGAGCTTCAGCCCCTCCTCCCTGTTGCCGCAAGAACTCTACCACTGTTCCGCCATCCTCTAAAAACTCTATTTGCTGCTGGAAGTAATTAGATAGCTTTGTTTGTGCCGTCTTCTTGTTAACAAGGAACTCTTTCAAAGCAGCGGGTGATAATCCGGTAGGGAGCGCCGTTTCTCTCGCTAGCGCAAGTTCCCCAGCACTTAGCGCACCAAAGGTGGTCGCGCCAACAACATCAAGAGCTAGTTCATTTTGTATTTGGTTAAGCTCAACAGTCGAAGCCCTTACGCTTGGTAGGAACCTAGATACAGCTCCGGTGTCAGCGCCTTTGTCTAGTGCGGCAATAGCCCGATCAATGTTAAATAGGTTGGCTCTTATTTTCCCGATTGCAGTAAACCCTTTATCTATAGTCTTTCCTGCAAGCGTTCCTTTACCTTCACCGCGCTTTTTAGCCTCGGCTATTTCGGCCCTAGATACTCCAACCTCTTTAGATGTTATGTCAGCACCCCCGACTTCTACAGGCACTACTTCCTGCGTTACCGGATCGAATACGTGAGGAACCCCGCCAATATCGAAGGTTTTAGCGGCAGCGCCTACAGCTCTAGGGGATAAGCCAAGCCTAATTTTCTGAGCCTCGGTTACTTCTTCTTCTGATAGGCCGGCGGTTAGGGCTTTAAAGGCAGCCTGCGATGCTGGTGTGGCCTGTGCGGCATCACTCCTGGCCTTTTGCGCTAGCTGTTGTGCCTTCAATTGCGCCGCTAACTGCGGGTTAAACTGTGCGACCTGGCCTAATGCACCTTCATCACCAGCGAACGCACCCTGAAGGGCTTGAGCTATTGCTTGCTGCTGTGTCTCCTGCGCTGATACCTGTTTATCAATGCGGCTCTTGCCTGCTGCTGTATCAACAAGCCTAGAACCCAATCTAGCTAGACCTTCGCCAATAGAACCAATGTTTCTAGGCTGCTGCGCTTGTTGCTGCTGCAATAACTGCGCGACCAACTGACTACGATCCGGCCCCGTTTGGATAACAGGCGGTTGCGGAACTTGCCCACCCTGTACTTGTTGCCGCTGCTGCAAAGCTTGTAGTAATGGGTTTAACCCACCGCCTTGAAAAGCCATTATGTCACCTCATTGTAAATTACAGCATAATAGCCGTCTTTAATTACAACCGCTTCAGGTAGGGTTTGCATTACTTCCTGCGCCATCACGCCGATCTCTTCAATGCCGTTTTTAATGTAGCTGTAGAGATTGAAGCCCTTAGATGTTTTACCGATCTTGCGAACGTTAGCTTTTAGCCTGCGATCTGAGAGAATGGCCGCCGATCCTAAAGATCCACCAAGGTTAAATAGACCACCAAGTAAGCCGCTGCTTTGTTGCTGCTGTTGTGCAAACTGCTGCTGTGCAATATTAGCAGCTCCTAGACTAGCCCCGATAACGTCAGGAGCTTGTACACCGAAGGCTGGCGTTGCCTGGAACTGCGGAGCCTGCACACCTGGAGCCGTACCGAGCAATGCGGCAATGTCGTTAATTGGTATTGAACGCTGGAAAGCTTGCTCTTGGAAGCCTTGCGCCCTTGCTGCATTTGCTGCCTGTCCACTTGCTAGAGCCTGATTAAACCCTAAGTTTTGAGCCTGATTTGCAAACTGTGCGCCTGCGCTTTGTTCGCCGAACTGCTGCCCTCTTTGCTGGGAACCCTGCTGGAACAATCTAGCTTGTTCTTGACGGCCTGCGCCTACAGAGCTTAAAGCAAGGTTTTCTAACGCTTGGTTTCTGCGTTCTTCAAACGGCGAGAATAATCTGTTCTGTGCGGCTTCAGAGCCTATAGGAAGCCCCCGCTCACTGACAAGCCGTTCAACATCGCCACGCTGTCGTGCAAGTTCCGGACGTAGTAAGTTAAGCCCCCGCTGGAAGGTGGCCTGCTCAAGCTCTTGGCCTTGCTGCCCGAAATCTTGACGAACTTGTTGTAAGCCGGACGTATCAATGCCGCCCGTTATAGCGCCACCTTGAGCGCCACCAGCGAGGCCCGGCAATCCTGAAGTGTCAATGCCTTGTCCTAATGCGCCTTCAATCCTGCCGACTTGTCCTTGTGCTAGTCCAGTAAGAGCGCCGCCAAGTTGCTGCTGTGCTTCAAACTGAGCTTGTGCTTCAGGTGTTAGCTGCGTGGTTCGCGTGAAGGAAGGGACAAATTGACCGCCAACATTCTGGCCGCCCGTCTGTGCGAAGCTTACAGTCCCTTCAGGGCCAACAACATTCTGTTGGTTGAGTATGGCGCTAGCAATTGCCGACTCGATATTAGCTTCACCCTGCGCGCCTGCAATGGCGATAGGATTCGGCGCTTGTGGTGGTGTTGGTGAGCTTTTACCCATTTTCTAATTCCAGTTACAATCTTTATTTAGCATGCCGTACAATACAGCGTCTTGCTTTCCGTCATACCCTTTGCGGGCGCAGCCTTCTTGTTTGAACCCAATTCGTTTAACTGTTAGCCGCATCTTCTTATTACCTTTAGCGCAAACTGCGTTTATCCGAGTAACGCCAAGCTGATTAAAAGGATAATCAAATATAGCCTTTAGTATCTTCTTAGAACACCACGTAGGAGACGTTGACGCAAAGCTCATTTCAATCATGTGTTCTCGGTAATCATGAAACACAGCGCCGCCTATTAGCTCACCGTCTTCAGCAATGCCAATAGCCGCAAACATATCGCCGCCTATCTTTTCAAGGCCAAGCTCATTAGAAACCCAATCCCGAACTTGCTCGTCATATCCTATGGCAATATCAGGCATTAGGTGATGTTCCCCGCAGGATCATACCAGTCAGAACCGTCTGAAGTATTAGAAAACTTGTCGTCGCTGTTCCAAATCTCAGTGCCTGCACGTACAGAAGAAGCCGAAGGCCTTGAGCCGTTTGTAAACACGGCGTTAACAATTCCTAAAAGCACTTCGAAGTAACTGTCACCATGAAACCTAGCTGACGTAACGCTACCATTGGTTATTTCTAACATTCCTGGTTGCGAAGACGCGCCGGGCGTTACAGTGCCTTCAACAACAAAGCGCATTTGGACCGCTGGATTGTCAAAATCTGTACCGTTGTGTACTGCTGCGGTGATGTTGAATATATTATCGCCGTCCACTACAATAGTCGGAGCAGCTAATGTACCCCTAGACTTATTTCCAGATAAGAATGTGCCGCCTGTATTGTCAGAAGATCGCGCAATTGACAAGCTAGCATCGCTACCATTCAAGCCGTTTAACTGAAGGGAAGACGAGAAACCCTGCCCAGTGGTTAACGCTACCGGATTGTTCATCAATAACTTGCCGTTGTCATTAAATCTAGCATATTCTTCCGCTGTGCCGCCGTTTTGGAAAACGACTGCTTTAGTTGACAGCTGCAAAGCCGTTGTTGCGCCCGCGCCGTCTTCTACGTCCTGTAGTGTTGCAGAAACGCCGGTATTATCCACGCCGATCTGCAACACTCGTTTGTAAGTATCTGCGATTGAATTACCTGTAAAATCTGCCATTATATAATGCCTCCCGGCCTGATTGTTAAGTTTGTACTATACCAAGCTATGCTTTGGTTTGTGTCTGCATCAACTGCAACTGCAAAGCTGCTTCCTATAGCGTTCGCCGAGAGATTTACTTGTGAAACCGCCCCTTGGTTGTTCTCCCAATTAAAGTCTGCATCTTCCCATAAGTCTGGTACTTCTTCCCAAAACAAACCGCCCACATTAAGTGTCTGCAAGTTTGATGTTAGCGTGCCAAAAGAGAAATCTGTCCAGACTGCAACGGTAGTTTTAATTTTACCCGTACCTTCAATGAAGGGCTGCATCATTGATAGCTGTTTGTTTCTTACGCCGGGCAACGCTTCTTCAAAGCCGTTAAATGCTTGTATCGCGTAACCTTTAATATTAGCGCCGGGTGGTGACTCCCACAACTGAACTGTATCTTCCCAATTTGTGTTTGTGGTGTCCCATTTGGCCGTGCGGCTGGCGTCGGTGCGTCCTGTTTCAAGCTTGAACACTTCACCGCCTGCAAAGCCGCCGTATAGGTCGCCAAGGAATGAAGCAATAGAGAAGGTGTTTCTCTCTAACCATCTGCCCCATGCTTTAGTAACTGTGTTAAACACATGCTGGTTTGATGTGGTTGTTGTAACAGGAACGTTGATAATCATACGCCGGTTGTCTTCAGTTAAATGAATGCTCCAACCGTCTAGATTGCCGCTTGCCTTAAACGCGTCACTAACTGCCTGCCGGATCTTAGCTGAAAGCGCGTCCTGCGGTCTAATCTGACCGGCCATAATATCCGAAAGGGTAAAGTAACCGCCTTCAGTGATAACAACCAATTCGCCACCAATGTTAGTTGTGCATCTAAACCCGATAGGCTTAGGAGCCTGGAACTTGCCTACAAGGGTAAACGTGCTAGCAACATCGCCAGTATAAGCTAGGGTTTCGCCCGTGGACATTGTGAAGATAGTTAAATCGTCCATGCCGTCACCAGCATCACGGGACCATGAAGAGACTTCAACAAGGAAACCAGCTCTTGCAACTTCTCCAATATCGAACAGTGTCAAAGCGCCAGATACAGCGTTTAGGCCCCCGTACCATGCTTCGCCTGTGTTCTTACGGGCAAACCAGATACGATTGCGAACAGCAGACACATTAATGAGTGTAGAGAGTGTCACGCCGCTAAACGTTGAATTGGCTAGTGTGGTGCCGTCATACCGCTGTACAGTATCCGCGCCGTTGGCAAAGAACGTGAACGTATTATAGTTAGCAGTCTGCCACTGTGCATTTGTAAACCCGGTACCTAGTGTCGAAGGTGTTCCAGATGTGATATTGTATATATTACCGTCAGACGCGGCCAAAAGCTGATTATCCGTGGGCGAGACGTATTCAATCAACATTTCAACCGCGCCCGACATGCCGGTTGCAAAGAGGGTATCCCCTCCCCGCAAAATTACGCCTGATTCGTCAGGTATAAAGTTATCCATAACAATAGCGTCAAGCTGTGGCATCGTTGCCAAGCTGTCAGCAGTATTCCAGCCCCCAATAGGAGCTTGCAGTGCTAACACTGTGGAAGTCTGGGTACGCCGCCTTGTGTCTGCTATTGCTGTTCTCATGAGCCAACTATCGAATCTGGAACAATAAGCACTGTACGCAAGCGTCTATTCCCGCCGCCCATGTTAACGATTTGGCTAGGTGTTGCGTCTACATCATATGCAATGGCTTTCTCATAATCCTGTAAAGATTCTGCATATGGGAAACCTTTTGCCGATTCAAATCGCCACTTTAAACCTAAAGCAATTGTGTCTTCATCAAGCAATGCTGTGTCTGAATCCGCAAGGAACTCTTCCTGCAACACTCCGGCAGCCGATTGCACCAATCCATTAGATACATATTCGTATGTTATGACTTGGCCTGCGCCTGGAGTTGGAAAGAATTGCACCTTTTGACCGTTTCCGGATGGATCACGGAAAATTCTATAATGCAGGATAATGCCGCTAACGTCAGTGAACGCTTGCAGGAAAGACCATGCTTGTGGCGTCACTGCCTGCGTTGGCCTGCGCTGGCTGGTGTTCCACATTGTTTGATTGTGAATTGATTTGAAATCAGAGGGGAGGTCATACTCTGCTTGACTGGCAACCGTTGTGATAGTCTCTGTTCTGGTCAGCAATTCCCACTTAGTACGTTTAGCGGTCTCCCTTAGCGCCCGGTTGGCAAGCGCTAAAGATTGTTTTGCTGTTTCGTTCTCATTACCTACAACAGTTGAAGGAACCTCGGTACTACCGATTTCATTCAGGGCTGTCTTCACTATGGTCAGCAGTGTCATTCTTCGGAGGCCTTCCTCTACGTTTCGGTGTAGACGGCTTGGCCTCGGCTGCCGTTAGCTGTTCCAGCATTTCCTTCATCTCTGCCATTTCGTCTTTCATGGCTGAATTCTCTGCTTCAAGCTCTTGTAACTTTACACTATCCTCTGTTTGTCCCGCAAGGAATAATTTAGCTTGCTTTTTCAGGTTCAAAGAATCAGGGCCAATAAAGCCAATCTTTGAATCTGGTGCATTTGCTAATTGTTCAATGGTTCTAAAGCCAGTAGCCCGCAATTCCTTATAGCGAGATAGGGGCAAATCACCCAAGCGTTCAATTGGTGTGCCGCCCTCTTGACATTCTTTTCCGCTCTCGAACTTATCCCACCCAGCTTTAAATCGCACCTTGTCATCATCTTTGATCGGGCGGTTAACGATAGATTTTGTCTGTCCTGGCGGTTCAATCTTAATATATACGCGGTCTTCGTAAATCTCGCGGCCTTCTTCGTCGCTCTGACGGTTCATTCGTATAGCTTTAGTGTAGATGGAAATGAATGTGCCTGTATCTATGCCGTCTTGGTGGATGTGAGATATGGAAAATTCTGTGTCAGTCATGGTTTCGCCCTTTGTTGTTGAGGAGAGAGAAGGGCCGAAGCCCCTCTCCCAAATTCATTAGTCTGGAAATGCACAGATGATTTTCTTCTCAGAAATATCGTCAGCATATGCACAAACATGGTCAGTAAAAGCGGCGGATACATCAAGTGAACCGTCTGTTGAGCCAACTGGTGTAAGCGCGTTACCGTCTGCGCCTGCGGTTAGTGCGATAGTAAGCGTTGCGGAACCACGAACCTGAATCCAGCCGAAGTTACCGTCAGCAAGATTAGCCTGAAGAACGCCAGCGCCTACATTAACACTATCAGATAGATCGCTTGTTACGATGTTGGTTAGAGTTGCCCCGGCACCATCATAGTAACAAACCTCACCAGCAACACCCGCTACAGCGGCAGTACCAGCTTCATATTGAATGTACTTGAACTTTTTAGTTTCAGTTGCATCAAGGTTTTGCTCGAAAACCAAGCCAAGTGTATATTTCTTGCTTGTGTCGATACGGTCAGTAATTAAACCTACATTAGACATTTTTATTCTCCTTTCTTATGCGTCAAACAGAACGCCCTGGAGGGAAGCATTGCTCATGGTCATATTACCTTGGAACAATAGGTGCTTCACAACAGCGTCTTGATTAACAGGTGTCTGCTCAGGCTGGAACGTAAAGTTAGCGTCACGGTGCGCCTTGAAGAACAGGAAGTCTGTGTTCAAGAAATACATGTGATTTGCAGGGCCTGACTTGTCCATCATTACCTGTGCTGTTCCGCCTGTGCCGTGGTAGGCAAGGTTGTTTGCGCCAGCGCCTGCTGTGTCAGTGCTTGTGATGCGCTGAATGTCAGTCAAGGACTCGCGGAAAAGCTTGTAGTAGTTTACGTCTGCAACGATCATCTTAGGAACATCTTCGCCGCGTACACAATCAAGCCATAGCTGATCCATGTAGCCTTGAATGTTCGCAGCAGTAGCAGCGCCAGAACCGTCAACGTCAACATCAAATTTCTGGTTACGCCAGAAGCTGAAGTTAGCGCGGTTAATGCCGCCTACGATACCAGATGTAGGATCATCAGCAACAAGAAGCTGCAAGCCGCCAATCTCTTGACCACCAGAACCAGTTCCGTCTGAATATACTGCCGTAGAAATCTTGTTAGCAGCGGTACGGTCAGCATTCATGATACGAGCTTTTACAAGATCGAATACACGGGTTTTACTGCCTGCGTTCTGGCGCATCTCTTTACCAGACATAGTGATAGTAACAGCAGACTGCTTCTCATCGTACTCAGCAGCGCTAAAAGTCTGTGATGCTGAAACGTCAAGAACATCGTAATCGCTATACCACTTGAAAGTAGTGTTTTCTGCGAAGTCAATGTTCTGCAATAGCGAAGTGCCGCCGTCATACAATGAAATGTTGCCAGCCTTACGCAAGAAGCGCAAGAGTGAGTTATGGTTTGATACGTTATCTGCGGTAGCGCCATCACGATTGATCAGCGTTGACGTCAGAATATCGTCAAACAGTGAATTAGCCGAAGCCATATTATTTCTCCATTAGCCAAACTTGTGATTGCTCATCGAATCATTAATTGCATCATCTAAGTTGGCGCGCTTATCGCGGCTCTTAGCTGGTGCTTTATTTGAGTTGACGTTAAAACCGGCGTCCTTGGATTGTGCTACTTTTTGTTTCCGCTTGGCGTCTGCTGTCTTCTGCGCTGCGGTAACTCTATCGTTCACTAATGAGTCAAAATGCTTTGGAATAGTCAGAACGGCTTTGGCATATGCCGCGTCTAGGTTTAATGACGGATCGCCGTTTATTAACGATACGATTACATTTTGAACCTCATTAAAGTGAGGGTGTAGCTTGTTACCTTGGTCGTCGGTTGCGCCTTCAAACAAATTGACTTGATTTTGCAATGCGTTGACTTGTTGTGTTTGTGTTTCTTGAGCCCGCTGTATCTGTGACTGCTCCATTGCAGTTACACGCTGTTGCAAAGCTCGCTCTGTATCGCTCATATACTCAGCTTGGCCTTCTTCGGCTGCTGCGGTTATGCCTAAGTCTGTTGCCATACGCGTGACGATGCCCTTAAGGTCGCCTCCGCCGTATTCCTGCATTAATTGCCTTAGCCCAGCTTCAGGGTTCTGCATAAGTGCTTGTTGAGCGCCCACAAGTCTCTGAGTTGCCGTTACCGGGTTCAGGCCTGCTTGGTTCAACTGTACTTCCATACCACTGTATAGGCTGGCAATATCTTCATAAGACTTCAGGTCATCCGCACGTTTCATAGATTTACGCGTGAACCCTTTTTGCAGGTTCCTGGACTGCTGAAGTAATATCTGTTGTGCATCCGGTTCCATTCCGTCAAAAACGGCGCGATCTTCTTTAGACCAGCTTTCGGATACTGTTAATAATTCTTCGTCGTCTTCAGTTAATGCTGTGTCACTTTCTTCCACCACGTCGGAAGCTTCAGGCTGCTTTTCGCCATCTTCGTCGTTGGCTTCGGTAGAATCAGCAGGTTCTTCAGGTTCAGATTGTTCGGTACTTTCTTCAACTTCCGGCTCCTCAGCTTTTGTAACCTCTTCGGCCACGGCTTCTGTTTCATCAGGCGAGAAGTTCTCTTCCATAGCCTTTTCAAGGTCAGCGGTTAGTTGCTGCTCTGGTGTCATATCAGTCATGTATCGCCCTCATGATTGTTGTATGCTGTTCTAATGTCACTATCTAGTTTAGCCACATAATCAGCGCTTGGCTTATCGTCTGCGGTTTCAACTGCTGCGTCTCCAACAATCTCATAACCCTGCGCTTTAATGTCAGCTTCGTATTTTTTGGAACAAGTGTAAGTCTTGCCGTTAGCCTGAGAAACAAAGGCCTCCCGTTCACTAGTTGTGACACCGGGAGCGCCATGTTTACGCCAGTATGCAAAGACTTCCTGTGAAATAGCCATTATTCGCCCTTAACTAAATTACAGTTAATACTAGCTAAAATTATGTTATTCGTAAACAATTAATTTAAACCACTACTAGCGAGGCGTTTTAACTGCTCAACAGCTATTTTCGTGTCGTTGTCATCGGCAGATGTTGCGGCCTCTATTTGCACTGTTGTTACTTGCGCGCCTGCCTGGATCTGGTTTTGCAGTAAATCTACCTGGTTGTTCTCGCTATTAATGCGTTCTTCCTGCTGAAGTGTTGCAACGTCAATCTGCTGCTGCTGCTGTTTTAATTGGCGCTCTTCAGAGTCTCCCTGTAGTTTTCCTTGCTCGATCTGCAATTTGCCTTGGTCAACCTGAAGCTTGCCTTGTTCAATCTGCTGCTGTTGAGCCGCAAGCTGTGACGCTACGTCTTCACCTTGTGGCTGCTGCGCCTGCTGTGTCATGCGGTCAATTGTTTCATCAAAGATAGCCATAAGCTCACGGCCCGCTTTAAACTGATTGCCGACGAACTTCATGGTTGCGCCCACAAGAGCCCCTAATTCAGGTGTTTCTTTCACGGCAGGGATAGCAACAGAGAACATACTGTTGATAACTTGAACAAACTCTACCGCGTTGCGCTGGTCTAGCTCCTGGTTAGGCTGCACTGTAGCGTCTGTTTCAACATCAATACGGAAATCTCTAAGCTCATCATCCTGTAAGAACTCCATAACCATTGGATGCACAGGCTTTCCTGTAATCTTCTCCAGTGTTGATTGGTCAAATTGTTCTGCAATGATTTCGCCCATGATGCCGTAAACATCACGAACAAGCTCTTCCATAGGCTCACGCCTTGGGCGCAAACGAAGAGAACCAAAGGAACCCTTCAGACGCTGCGCTGTTGCCGTTTCGTTGGGATCAGTAGCACCGCGAACAATATCACTAATTCCTGTAATCTCGTGGATTTCGTTTTTAATTATAGCCTTGCGAGATTCGAGCTGCTGAATAGTACCCGCAGCCTTCTCAATAGGCATCCATTCAATTTGCTGGCTTAACGATCCGCCCTCATTAAACGCCGACATATTAACAGCGATAAGTTGCCCATCATCTGCGCTCTGTAGGTTAGCAATGCTTTCCTTATTCATTGAATTATAGATGCCAGAAAGCTTCATGGCTTCTGTCAACGAAGTAAGGCGGCTAGATATTACATCAAGTTCGTCAGCCAAGTCTTTGTATACCAAAAACTCAGGAATAGGCATCATTGTGTCGTTAGTTTCAAATGGCATGATAGGCTGCGGGCAGGGGAAGAAGTCTTTCAAGTTAAGCGTAACCTTGTGGATCTTCAGGGTGTCTAGCGCGTCTTCCATAAACCACACTCGTTCTCCGCGTGTCTTATCCCATATTTCCCATACGTTGAAAACATCGCGCCGGTTGTCGTTGCTATCTGTCTGCGTGGACCCGTCAAAGTCTATTTTGTCTATAGCTTCTTTTCCGAACTTATCAGTTAACTCGTCTTTATCAAGCCCATGAAGTCGAGCAACCCACCACACATCCTCCCATGAACGGGAATCAGACGTTAGGAAGTCCTTCCAGTATACGTAATGGAGAGAAAGGTCTTCCTTTACGAACTGATGCGCTACCGGGGTACTTTCGCCTTCTATGTCTATAAATTCATTAGGGGTCATAATCTGCCCCTCAAACCTAAAGGTTGGTTCTGGTCGCTGTTCTGCGGGTAGGTCTAAAACATCCTCCTCTATCTCAAGCTGCACAGTCCTGAACTCAGAATCATATTGAACCCAAACCACGCCACGCCCAGGCAACAGCATATCATCGCGGCACTTGCGGAGATTCTTGGTGAAGCTCTTCTCTTCACTGTAGAACTCAAGCACACGTTCAATTGTTTCTGAAGCTTCCCTTGCTACGGCTGACTGTAGCTTAACCTGCGGGTCATTCTCTGCATTAACGTTCTTATGTCTGCGGGCAATATTGGGAGGAGGCGTGCGTGAGAATGTAGCGGCTTTTAGGATTTCTGTGTTCGACCACAAGATATTAAAATTAGTTTCACCTTTAGCTTGCCCGCCCTCACGATACCGCTTAACGGTGTTCTCGCCACGGCCCCACCATCCGTCCTTAAACTTCTTCTTTTGGCCGGAAATCTGACCCGCCCAGAACTTTTGTGAATCTGTCATTGAACGTTTTTTAGCCATTACCAAATCTTTTCTCTTGCTTTGCGGTTTTTGCCTGCGCCCCTAACAATATCTTTAAACCTTGTTTGGCGCAAGTAATCCGTTGCTGGTTCCTTGGTTGGAATAAATGCTTGGTGTGCCTGAGCAATCACTAAGCCCATCAATGAAGCGGTATCAACGAAATCGTCATGCTTACCAGTTGGGAACCGTATTAATTGGTCTAGCGCCCGATTGCCTACCTCGTTATTCGGAAGAAACACTTTGCCCATTGCGGCACGTGCTTGAAATGCTCTGGCCCTTGAAGGCTTATCGCCAACTGGGTTTATCCACTCTAGCCGAACGTATGTCTCCTGGTCTTGCATAGCCTTCCTGATGAAAGGTTCTGTTGACCTGCGAATTACCCCGCCTTCGCCGAACCACACATAAGGGGTGTATTTACGGATCAATTTTAATGCTTCATCAATCCACACATCAGGTGTTGTTTGGCCGTGCCAATTATCCATCACATAAATATTGTTTTCGTAATCAATACCCCAGACTGTGTGTTCTGTGTAGTCGCCCTTATCTTCACTCACGGCGTAATCTGAAGTCATCCAGACGTTCACAGGGTCAGGCAACTTGTCGTATCTTTCAAACCATGTCTTCAGGAAGTATGTTCCCTCGTCTGGTTGCGGCTGCTGTTGATATAGTGCCGACCATTCCCTTGCACCAATTGCGGCTTTAATCTTCTGGAGCTTATCAAGTGGGTACTTTGAAGGCCATAGCGCTTGATTGTCCTGTATTGCTGGAAGGTCTAGTATTTCCCACTGATCCGCCCCGTTCTCCATGTCGGTTATCAGCTTGCCTGCTAGATCGTCTTCATGCCATCGTGTTTGAATTAGAACGATTGCGCCCTCGAATGGCTTGATTAACCCTTCCCTAAGTGATGCAGACACGTCCCAAAACAGGTCTTCCTCTGTTACTTCACCGCTTAGTTCTGATTCCAGGCGTGTGTAGGCTGTTGACTTGTACCAGTCGTAAATTCTGCGCCGTTGGGTTTCGCTCTCTGCCTGTTCTCTGTCTTTAATCGGGTCATCAATGGTGAAGATGTGAGCGCCCCGGCCTGTAACCGCTGTACCAATACCCGCCGCAACATATCCACCTAGCCCGTTAGTGTGCCAGCGTGGTGCAGATCCGCTATCCTTTGCAATGCTGGTATTCGGAAACAGGTTTGCATATTCTTCCTCTTGAATGATGTTTCTAACCTCACGGCCAAAATCACCAGCAAGCTCTGAGTTGTATGATGCTGATATGAAGTTCTTATCTGGATCACGGCCAAGGCACCATGCAGGGAAGCGCTTTGATGCTAGCTCACTCTTACCGTGACGAGGTGGCATAAATATCATCAGGCGTTTAATGTCGCCACGCTCTACAGCTTCAAGTTTTGCCGCTATTTGGAAATGGTGGTCGGCAGGTCGGTACTTTGGGAATGTATACCGTGTGAAATCTATCAGGCCTGCCTCTGCCCGCCTGCGCCTCAACAGCTCTTTAGCTGCTTCTTCTATGTTCATGTCTCGCCTCCATGTGTTGACACTAGTATATATCACCTAGCGCCAACCCAAAGAGTTTATTTAGTAATGCTCTATTCACACATCTTTATTCTCGTCACCGATCCTTAATCGCAGTAAATTAAACCAATCCATATTACCGCAAGTCGGGCACATCTTGATAGCTTCGCCAAACTTAATGACATCACCGTTAGCATAAGCCCATTTATGAGCGATTAGCGGTTCACAGCTTTTAACCGGCTTAATCATGGTTATCATGTGATTACCGCAGCATTCTATTTTGTCTCCAACTTTAACCATTGCACATCTTGTAGAACTTTAGCAGCTCTGCACCCTTCATGATTAACAGGTTGTTGCCTTTTTTCATGCCGCCCTGTTTTTTGATCCATGCTTTTGTATCATCTCGGTAACTTATGTTTGAGCTATAGTTTCCTGCATTATCACGGGCCTGATGGTATCCGAAATTAACCCGATTAGACACAAGGCACTGATTGCCGCCCTTATCCCGTATCCTGTCGGCCATTACAGTACAGGCGCTGAAAACGTTACCGTGCCATCTTACCATTTTTCCGGTCTTCACTGCATAGTCGGCTAGATTTTTAAACTGGTGAGACCACCCACCAAGACAATCATAAGCCTCAATCGTATGCTCTAACTCGTATATGTTGGAAGGCCTCACGGCACCTGGGATCAACTCAGCCCTCGCAACGCCCCTAACTGCATCAGACTGCGGATATACAGCGCAGGCACTTAACATCAGCAATAAAGCTAATAGTTTCATATCAATCAAACCAAGCCACCTGCCAGCATAACCACGCTATGATTAAAAAGCACGTGAACAACACTTGAGTTTCGATTATGCGCCAAAAGCTGCGGTGGGCTGTTTGCTCGTAGTTGATGAAGCCAATGGCTACTATGGCAATGAATAGAACGTATGTTGAATAGTCCATTATAACCCCTGCTGTATGAGTTTGATCAATACCTGGTCTCTTATGCGGTCATCCAAGATGATGTGCGCCCAGTGCGGGGGCTTCTCTTTCCAATCGCTCACGGCCTGCGGTGTGTAATTAACGTACATGGCAAACTGGCGCTTACTGGTGAAGCCTGCTTCTGCTAGCTTGTCTACAAAGGTCATCGCTTGATGTTCCATGCGTTCTTGTAAATCACATCGTAATTGCGAACCATCCGCCCGTCATTAGTCATAACCAAGTCGCAGCCGTCATGATTGCTTGTATTCAGGTCTTCGTGAAATATGCCCCGCCTGTGCCAATCACGCACACATGTAACTATACTCATCGCCTCTCTCCCATTAATCCCCGTCTGCTACATTTCCCGTAGGTGGCAGCAGCTCTATTTTCATACCCTCTAGCTGCATGTCATTGCCTCCCATGTGGACACGCACAGGATCTGTAGCTACGATCTCGTATGCAATGCCTCTGGTGGTGAGGCCCTTGTCGCCTAGCTTGTATTCGTGATTGTCTTCATGTTGGTTGGCCTGTAGCCACCCTAGGAGCCACCTAGACTCATCTCTAGTGAGTAGAGCGAACGCCGACCCCTCATAATCACGTACGCTTACACCAAGCCCATCAGGGTCCCAATACATTTCAAAATCATCTGTCTCAAAGTCACTCATGTCTCGCCTCTGTGTTTGATGTGGTGAGCGGTGTGCGGCCCGGCATTAATGAACAGTCTCTGGCTTCCGGTCAGGCTAATGCTATCGCTATTTTGCCTACTTCCTCTGGTATCTGATCATCTGCACACACCTTACTCAATACATACTCAGAACTTGTAACGAGGCCCCGCGTTACTAGGGCTTGCTGCCTCCGTATTGTGGTCATCAGTATGGCTTCGATCCATTCATCGGCAACCCTGCATCGCCCAAAGGATGCTTACCCTCTCACAAACCTACTGCGTTTCTACTTTCAACGCCGCTCGTTACCATCCTAATATACGCCTTCAAAACAGGAATACAAGGGCAATCTAAAAGATTTCTGATGCTTTCCGGTCTTACAGCGGGTTATATCTTTAATATCCTATAAGATACTTGCACGGCAGACAAAGAAAAAGCCCCGTGAGAGGCTTAATCTTCCCGCTTCGGCTAACACTGCGGAGGTGCATACGAGGACGCTATGCCGTCGCCCTTAGCCTATTGTAATATCTGGACCGCCAAGATGTTTAACCATCTCTAGCATTAAGTTAGCGTCTGCACGGTCAAAGGTAAGGAGTGGTGCTAGCTGCTTGTTTAGATCGTCTAGCGTGAAGTCCTCACCTATCATGAAGTCACGGCCTGCATCAGGCACCTCTGGGCCGGCTATCTCTATAGGTTTCATTATGTCTTTAGATGCTACAGCCCAGTTGATAATAAACACATGCGTACCGTCCATGCTAGGGTCTGCCTCGAATGTCATGTCTACCAGTTGAAAGGTGAAATCAGCCGGACCCCATTGGAAATCCTCACCTTTTTTGCAGACAACCTTGTAATTGCCAGCCCAAAAGCGGTTATTATCGCCGTCCTTGTTCACAGAGAATGTAATGTCGTTCTTTGATGTGCTTCTCATTTTCCGCCCTTACGTTAGTTAATATTCATCTTGGCTTTAGGGAATAGCTCTTTAACCTTCAGCGCAATGTCTGCAATCTCTTCGCCTGTTATCTCAATTCCATTCTCAGACATCGTTGAGGCAACATGTTCTTTTTTGGCAGAAAACAGCGGGCCAATGAAAGACCATGTGAATTGGTTTCCTTCCCAACCACCCTCTTTATCCCAAGCCCTAGCTCCTATCAAAAGCTCAACGTCACCGCCAGAGTTACGTGCGCTCGTGAAATGCCAGCCGTCACGAAACGGCACCCACACATGCTTCTGGTCGAATATTCCTTTGTCTATCATAGCTTGTCCTTTTTGTTCCCCGCCTTCGGCTACACGGACGGGAACGCGCTTTTAAGGGGGACAACCCTTAGCCTACTTCTTCATGTGTGAGGCTATAAGGGCCTCAAGCTCTGCTGTACTAGCTTGCTGTGCGGGCTTTATCTCTTTGCCTGCTGTGGTGTGGTCTATGGATTGCTTGGCGCTGTAGCGGTTGCTCCACATGCCCAAGAGCTTCAATCTAGTGTCAACCATAACCCGCTTGTGTGCAGGGTCTATGTCAACATCATCAGCAATTTCAAGGGCTTGGAAGGATATTGCATCACATCCTTCATCTCGCGCATGTGCGAAAGCTTCCGAAAAGCCTTCTTGTGCTGACTTCCACAAATATATTGTTGATAACGCTGGCATATGTTTATCGTGTGCGATGTGAGTAATCTTCTCACCTGCTGATATGCGTACTAGGATCTCATCACCTAGTTCTTTGGTGTATGCGGAGGGTCTGCCTGTCATTACGCTTCACCGCTAATAGCTATAATGCCGTTGTCTTCAGTGAGGTGTGCGCCGGGTAGGTGAGTGAGTGCTTCGGCTACTGTTTTTGCTGTAGTTGTCTTCGTGCGAATTATAACTCCGCCGCCTATTACGCCTAATGCTGTGATTTCTGTGCACTCACTTGTCCCTGCGCCGCTCATGCAGAGGCAGTGGAAGGTCTTGCCGTCGCTTATCACTGTCTCGCCCACAGTTAATTCCTTAGCTTGTTGTGCAAATCTTGAGTACTGAACCCGCTGCGCCGCCTTCTACAGCGATTAGCCGTGACCCACCTGACATAATAGTTACACCGCCCGTTGATGTGGTTGGGGCTGTGGTTATTCGTACATAGTGGCTTGATCCAACACTGGTTACAACTGCGTGCGTTGCTGTTGCGGGTGGTGTGCCTGAGTCTGTGCTTGTGGCTGTTGTTGCAACTACCTCAAAGCTTGAGTTGGTGAAATCAATTGACTTCAAATCAACCGGTGTGTCGTTTACGTTTGTAGCAACCGTTGCGTTATTAGCGCGGAGGTCTACCCATTCAATTGTTGCAGTACCCATTATAACATGTCCTTCGCTTAACTCGCGTTATTTGACCTACTTATTTCGACCCAATTTGTGCCTATAAAAAGCAACATCATAGAATCTTGGACGTGCGTCAATGAGAAGTCACCGTCTATTCTCAGGTTGCCGCCGCCATCTTTTACCACCACTGTACGAGAATTATCAACGGCCCGTATAATCAGAAGGTCACCTATATCCCCCCCGTTGATGGTGTCAAGATCATCTGTTGCCGCGTCTGCTTCAGTGTCTATGATGTGGTTAGACATGGTAATTAAAACAGCGCCAGAAGATATTGTTAGTTCCTCAGGCATTCCAAGATTTAATTTCCCCGAAATGCTAAAATCACCAACCTCGTCACCTATACCGCCGCTACCAAAAAGACCCGGCATATTAAATTCCTTTAATTGTTTCGGCTAGTCTACTATGGAAGTTAAGGGACCGCAAGCTATACAGATGAGCGCTCGCCAATGGCTACACTACCGCCGACTGATCCAGTTATATCTGTGTCATCCGTCAGGTTCTTAACCCATACTTCAATACGGTCATTCTCTGCTACGGTTGTTACACCTCTAAACGGTAAATTTGAGGCCCTGCCTCCTGAACTGATAGTAGTGCTAAACTCTGAACCTACATTTACGTATGAACTTGCGCTATCGTCAAACCTTCGTATCTGCACGGCCATCTCATCGTTAGCGCCGCCTGTGAAGGTCAATATACCAGAAACAACAATGTCAATTTCCTGTGTGGACTCAAAAACAAACTCATTGTTGTTCGAACCTGTAAACCACTGCAACCCGTTGTATGTGGTGGTTCCTGCAAGCTTAACTAATGTGTCAACCATTCCGATTGTGGTTGTTGCAGCGCTGGATATAGACCAGTTGCCGCCAGGGAATGTGTTACTAATACCAATACAGTTTGAGAAATTAGCCTTCACACTAGAAGAGGGGAAATTAGGCAATGCATCGTCTGCGGCTGTTCTGAAGTTGCTTAATGAGAACCCACCATCAGGGGTGATGTTAGATGGTGCAAAGTCAAATATAGTTGAACTGGCATCTACTGATAACGCGTTCATATCTGAGCGAACACTTGCGCCCACAAGGAAACCCGTACCAGCTTTAAATAATGTTGCGCCAGATGGCAATAGAATTACAATTGTGTCAACAATAGCTAAACCACCGGACCACGGGCCGATAAATTCCAGCCCGTCAGCAGGGGCAAAGAATGCAACGTTTCTCGCAAGTAGCTGCCTGTAGCTATCCATTGAACCAAGGCTTGTGCAATTATTGAAGTTAACAGCGTCAAATTCTATCGCGTCAGAATTTTCGTTATTATCTAGGTCAAACACTTTCGCGCCGGTTCCTGTAACTTCAATATCCATCATGCGAAGGAATAAATCTCCAGCAAAAACACCATCGTCTACAAATAGAGTTGCGTTGGTTACGCTGGTTGTTAGCTGTGCGATATTGAAACCATTCCCCATCAAGGTTAAACCACCCTGCGGAACTATTATGGATTGGCTACCCATATCAATGCTGCCGTCAATTAAATAGGCAACGTCGCTCCTTAGTGTACCTGCTAGGTCGGAGGCTTTCTGCACTAGTATCTCTGTATCACTACTTGAAGCGAGTTCACCGCCTACGAATTGGTATACCGTCATGATTGTTTCCAATATAACGTCTCGCCTCATAAATATTAACTCAGAACAAATATTACAGAACTATCTAAACCCCTTTATATGAACGCGGTTAACAATAACTTTTTCCTTGCGTTGCTATAATACAACATGCCCTTGAATTATCTTAAGCCCATATTCGTTGTATCTTTTAAGGTGTATTAGCTTTCCGTTTGCATCTTTCTTGCTAAGCGGTCTACCAACTTTTCTAGTTTTCTTAGCCTTCGCCTTAACAAAGTGCTTCGGTACCACGCGGAAAAATAACCCATCTTGTATGTCATGTTTGATTAATCCTTTCGCCACCAATAAATGCAGCGGCCTTGATAATGCTTCAGGCTCACAGTTTAAATATTTTGCTATCTCAATTACCGACGCATAGCGGTTTAATGTGCCGTTTAGCGTTTCTATTGCCTTGTATAAATAATCTTTGCTAACTCTCTTTCTTTCGAATATCATAACTATTCCCTAACTAATGCGTTGAACATCAGAACGAATGCAGCGTATTCCCTGCCGCTGATTGTCCCTGTTGCCCATCCCCAACCGCGTTTCTTGGCTATCTCTGCGGGCATATCCCATGCTGATCGCTCGGGGTGTCCTTCTAGGTATTGGTCTACAGCTTGAGATGCTGCGATGTGTGCTTTTGATACCTTGTCTATTGATAGATTATTCATAGATCACCTCCTTGATTAACCAGTATTGAAATTCCCCGTCTTGTCCTGTGCGCTTGTAGACTTTTCCCCCAACAAGAAATAACGCGATGCGCCCTAGATTAGTTCCTACATCTATGAACGACGTCCGCTGTAAAGTGGCTTTATTGAAATCACTCTCGGATATGATATTGTAGCTGTTAAATTTAAATTCACCCATATCCACCACGTTGATAACTGATGCATTTTTCATAGCTTCCTCGTGTGAATGCGATTGCACTTGCTACATGATCTCTGTTGCACCAGACCTTCACTTGAAGGAAGAAAAACGGTTTCTTCAAATATTACTTCTAGCGGCCTTGACCATTCTGACCAAGAATGTTTGATCCAGCACGGCACTGTATAAAATAACGATTTACTCATTTCCAATTCCACTTCTCTGCATAAATTAGGTGAACTTCGCGGGGTATATCTGTGTTGCGGTGTTCCCATGGGTTATGGCCGGGCATGTATTCTGGCCAGGATTGCGAGCGCTTCATAAAGCTACCTGCTGGGCCGTCTAGCGTTTCCCTCCACTTGTCTAGGTTCCATTCTGTTGGTGCTTGTGCGTTAGATGCCTCGTAATCCTCCCACCGACGCGCTGAGAGCCAGCCTTGTGCCATCTTGGGTGTAACTGTAGGCTTTCGCTCGCTTACGGTCTGGCGGGCTGCGTACAGGATTGCCTCCATGAACGCTTCGTCTTTGGTGTCTTGAATATCCATCCAAGCTTGTGCGGCTTCTGCACGGCTTTTCTTGTAGTCAAACGCATTCCAAAACAACCAGAACTTTTCTAGGTCTGCACCTTTAAGTTTTTTCTTCTTGCTGGTGGTCAGGAAATCGCCGCCCGGTTCACCTTGGTCGGCATCGCCCCTATTGTAGTTTTTGGACATCTCCCCAAGGATCTCTAACATGCTCTCTTTGTTTTTCTCCGGTGAAGGCAACGCGCCAATCATAACCCGTAGTAATGCGCGCTCATGGTCGAAAAGGTTCTCGTCCTTCTCGCACTCTTTAAGCCAGCGTTCGTTGTATTCTGTTAATTCTCTCTCATTCATTTGTCTCGCCCCCAGTATTCTCTTGTGGCTTCAGCAAGTGAAATTGCTTCATCGGTTCCGAGTAATGATCGCAAGAAGTCCGTGTATTGTGTGTCTTGTTCTATTATTTCCCGTTCA